CAAATATAAAAGTACAATCATCATAATATTTTATTAATACTTCTTTTAATACTTTTAATTCTTCTTTTGTAGGTATAAGATTATGTCCTAATTCAATTAAACCCTCTTGAATATTATATCTTGTAATTCCTGCTTTTATAAATAAATAATTTTCATCCATATCAAGTACTTTTGTAACTTGGCTTTCAAAATAACCATGATGTGAACTATACTCTGTATTTAATACAGAACCATCTGGAAATAACCAACCACAATAATTTAATTCTTTAGTAAAATTATTAGGAAATATTACTTTAGAAAGTTTTTCAATATTAAATAATAATACCTCATTATAATTATTTTCTAATAAAACATTTTCAGTTATATTTTCTTTTTTATTTGTATTTGGAACATCATACATATAATTTTACCTCAATCCGCATATTTTTTCTACATATTTAATAATATCTTTAATTTTTTTAAATTTATCAAGTCCATATTTACTTTGAACTTCGTAGAATTTATTATCAACTAAAGTAACTCTAAATACTATCATAATACCATTAAATGATTTAATTACAAAATTAATAAAATTATAATCTGGATTTTCTTTGAATTGGATTTTAGTTACTGGGTCTTTTTGGAGTCTAGCAGGGAATACTAAAATCAACTCATTTTCTAATTCTATTAACTTTTCATTCATAGCTATACCTCCTTTCAATATATACAATTATATTATATCACATTTAAAACCCAATGTAAATACTAATTTTTTATTTTTCTTCATAAGGTGCATTATTAGGTATACCTTCTAGCATAACAACCTTGCCTTGTTTTCTAGTTTCATTCATATCAACAACACGTTGATTAGTAGAACCTCTCCATCTATTATTATCTGATATGTCTCTTAATTCTAATACAAACTTACCAACTACTAATACATCTATATAAGATAATAATTCATCAGTAACTTCACAATGTTTCATTCCACCTTCAATTAAATCTTCATAATCATACCCTGTCCAAGACCAAATATCTTTATTAGGATATGTTGTTTTAATTTTCTTGACTAAATCAACAAGTACTCTTTGTGTTTCTTCTTCCATAGGGTCTCCACCACTGAAAGTGAAACCTTGAATATAATCGTGATTCATAGCTTCTAAAATTTCTTTTTCAGTCTCTTCAGTATATTCTTTACCATATTTAAAATCCCAAGTTTCAGGATTATGACATCCTTTACAATGTCTTCTACAACCAGAAGTATATAAAGATACTCTTACTCCTGGCCCATCAACTACTGATGTGTGATATACATTTCCGTAATACATTAAAATCACCTCTTAACAATCTGTATGTTTTACTCTATCTTTAACTTCCATTTGTTTACCATAATTAAAGTTCTTCCAAGTACCACTAAGATAACCAGTTACTCTTCTTAATTGTCTAATATTATAACTACCACATTCAGGACATCTATCATTAAATTGTCCGCTATGTCCACAATCTAAACATTCATCACAAGGAACATTAATTGCAAAATAAGGAATATCTTTACTCATTGCATAATCTATCATTGCTTCTAATGCATCTAAATTACCTTGAATAGCAGAATCTAGTTCTATATAAGTTATACAACCTGCATTTGAATAATTTGTTAATTGACTTTCTAAATCAATCTTTTCAAATACATTTATTTTTTCCCAAACTGGTATATGGATACTATTTGTAAAGTAATCTCTATCACTTACATCAGGAATTTCACCATATTGTTTCTTAAATTTAGTCATTGAAGTATAACATAAATTTTCCGCCGGACTATAATAAACTCCAAAATTCAAATGATACTCTTTCTTGAATTGAGCACACCTATCTTTGAATAATTGTTCTATTCTTTTAGCAAGTTCCATACCTTCAGGTTTAGTTTGATTACAACCAATTAATAATTGTAGTGTTTCAGCCATTGCTATTTGCCCTATAACTAATGTTCCGTGCTTTAAAGCACTTCTAATACCTTCTTCAGGATGATAACCTAACATAACATTATTTTCATACATAAACTTAGCACTATCAGCATCTTGAGCACACATATATTCATATCTCTCAAGTAACATATCTTTAGCATCATAAATTGCTTTATCTAATATCTCAAAAAACTTTTCAACATCTCTATTTGCTTCCATAGCAAGAGTTGGAAGAATAATAGTTACTGGTGCTAAGTTACCTCTACCATCTTTTATTTGAGGATTAACTCCAGGTTCAGCATTTATATCTAGACCATTATATGTTCGACATCCCATTGTTGCTACATAAGTTCTAGGGTCGTTTTTATCATACCCCTCATTAGTTGACCAATCACAATTACAATAATTAGGATATAATCTCTTAGCAGTTGATTCTAATGCTAATCTCTTTAGATAATAATTTGGTGTTCCAGGTTTATCATTTACACCTTTCATATATTGAAAGATTCCACAAGGGAAAATTGGAGTCTTATGTACTTTACCCACACCTTTAATACTTCCTTTTAATAAAGCTTCTGTAATTAATTGACCTTCTTTTAATGTACAAGTCCCATAGTTAATTGATGTAAATGGTAATTGATTTCCACTTCTTGATTGTAATGTATTTAAATTATGATACATACCTTCAACTGCTTGATTAATTTCTCTTCTTGTTTCAAACAATGCTTTTTGATAGTATTTATTATCCAGTTTAGTATGATTATCAATAGCAAAGTCTTCTTCAGTTAGATTAAATTGTATTAAATAATTTTGTTTATTCTCATCTACCCATTTATCTAAATCATCTTCAGATAAATTTTCTAAATTAAGATTATAAAAATCATCTTTATCTTTTAGATATTCCATTAAATAATGCTTAAATAATGATTTACGAACATAAGGAACCATTGTCCAATCTAGGTGTGTTGCAGCTACACCACCAAATTGTTGTAAACTTTGTAATTGGAAAATTACTGCTACTAATTGGAAAGCAGTATTTACTGAACTTGCTGGTCTTACATCAGTCTGTCTAGTATTGAATCCTTTAGCTAATAAATCATCGAAAGGAATACTTATACAATTATGATTTCCGATAGCGTAGGAATCAAGGTCGTGCACATAAATTCTATTATTTAAATGATTTTCTCGTGATTTCTTTGACATACAATTATTTAGTGCAAATTCTTTTAATAATTCATTTGAGGCTTCACCTTTTCTACCACCAAATGACTTTTCATCTACATTTGCATTTTGATTAATGACATTACTTGCATTAATCTTAGTTGCAATTTCTCTAAATAATTTACTTCTATTTTCTCTTATACGAGTTCTATTATCTCTATATAAAATATATGATTTTGCAGTTTTATAAAATCTATTCTTCATTAAAGTATCTTCTACTATATCTTGAATAGTTTCTACTTCAACTGGTTCTTTTAATTTCTCAATCTTATTATTAATAATATTAGTTAATTTTTCAATATCATCATCAGTTAATTCTCCTACTTGATTATTAACCTTAATTAAAGCTTGAGTTATTTTTGACAAATTATAACTTACTTCTTTTCCGTCTCTTTTAATTACTTTCATATTTGTACTTCCTTCTTTTTTATTTTTGTTTCTTAGATTTAATTTTAAATTTGTCATATTCAATTTGTTTAAATGCAATAAGTTTTTCAGGCAAAGGTCCTTCATTATTTAAATAAGAAAGTGGTATATCATATACTAATATTTTTCCATTTGAACTAATTTTACATTCTTGTTTTACTTTAGTTCCATCAAATGAATATAAATCTTGCCAATTTCTATCTGCAACAAAGAATAAGTAATTTTTGCCTTCTCTAACTTTTTGAGTAGCTACTAATACTTCTTTTGTTGAATATTTTGGTTGCCATATACATATTACATTACTTGTCAAATAAATCAATCCTTTCATTATAAATTCTCTATATACTTTTGTAAAATAGATAGAGCTTTATCATCATTTACTTTATCATCAACAATATAATCACTAAATGCTTCTTTTCGTGCTACTATGTTTGCTACTACTTCATCTATAGTATTATTACAAATTAAGTTATAAATAAATACTGGTTTTGTATTATTAACTCTATGTATTCTATCAGTTACCTGTTGATATAATGCGTAAGTAAATGGACTATCTATCATAATCATATAACTTGCTCTATTTAGAGTAATACCAGTTCCACACTTATCACTTGTAGCAATAAAAACCATGTGTTTATTATCATTTTGAAATTTATCAACATTTTCACTAACTATACTATCTTTTATGTCTCCAGTATTAATTAGAGGATTATATTGTTCTAGAAGTTTACCTAATTGATAAACAGGTTCTTTAAATGATGACATTATTACTACTTTATCACCATTACTAACTATTTCTTCTACTAATTCTAAAGTTCTTTCTATTTTAGTAGAAATTATTTCTTTACTAGTTAATAATTGAGGACAACTTGTTGCTTGTCTTAATCTTGTTATCAATGCTCTAAAACTTGATGTTTTTAAATCAATTTTATCACATTCTTTTTTAATTCCTTTTTTGACATCTTCATAAAATTTCTTATGAGTATCATTCATATCAAGATATTCATCAATAAAATTCTTTTCAGGTAAATCTTTAATTATATCTTTAGTTCTTCTTAAACTACAAGATTCAATTTCTTCTTTTAATATATTCATATTTTTAAAAGATAATATTCTACCTTGCATCTTTTCATCAAAAATACAAAAAGTATTTTTAAATCTTGTAACATTATTTTTTCTTTCTTTACCTAACCAAGCTAAAGGTAAATAAGAATCTAAAGGTGAATTAATAATAGGAGTTCCTGTCATACCTAATAATCTTTCAGCTGTTAGATTTAATAAATTTGAACCTTGTTGACTAGAAGGATTCTTACAATTATGAACTAAAATATTATTAGCAAAGAAATTGTGATTATCTTTTATTTCTAAATCGTATACATAATTAACTTCTTTTAAAAATTGTTTATTTATTAACTTTC